GCGACCTCTTGCTCGACATGGCCCGTAGCGTGAAACGGGAGGCCGCATGAGACCCGAGGCAAGGATGGCACTCGCTTGCTTCGCTGCGATGCTCGCTCTGGCCTTTGCCGCTGCTCACGGATGCGGACGGGCGAGGGCCACGGACTTGCGCCGGCCGATGGACCTCCGGCTTAGCAACTCGCAGCCGCCCCGAGTGGCGCAAGAGGGCGGCCTTCCCACCTACGCGCAGGCCATGGAGTCCGCCCGCTGGTCCCTGCGCCAGCTCGACCACGCTGACCGTCTCGTAGTCGACCACGCTCTAGCGGTCAGGGCGTGGAGAGCGATGAGGCCGGTGGCTGTGGAGGAGGGGAGGATCCCGTGAAGCCGGAGCCCAAGCCGGCCAAGAAGGCGAAGCGGGTAAAGCCTCTGCCATTGGATCTAGACAAGATTTTGGACATGCCTCGGAAACGTCTCTCGGTGGTGGATCTCAAGGGGTAATATGCTATGCTCTGTGCCGGCCCGGATCTCACAGGGTCTTACGCTCCGCGGCGCCCCGGAGGGCACACAGGGCGCCCTTTCTCCGTAAGGGAAAGGGAGACAATGAGTCTTCCATGGTTCGCCGTCGCCTCGGGCTTTTCCAGACACCCTAAAACCTTGAAGCTGTGCACCTTGGTCGGTGACCCCAACGCTGGAATGTACGTGGTCCGGCTGATGGAGTACTGCGCCGAGTTCGCCCCAACGGGCGAGATTCCGTCCGAGATGATCGAGCGGGCGGCCGGCTGGCATCGCGTCCGAAGTCCCGGGAAGCTCCTCCGAAGCATGGTTGAAGTGGGCTTCCTCGAGCCTAGAGGGCTGCATCACTTCCTGCACGGATGGGACGAACGAAATGGGGCACATGTCCGTAAGGCCGCGAAAGATAACGCGAGACCGAACGCCTCACGCCGCAACCCCGACAAAACCCCGCGCGGGGTTTCAGCGGGGCCCCGCGCTGGAGAGGAGAGTAGAGTAGAGGATAAACTACTTCTTCCCGCCGCTGCCGCGTCGGGGAACAGGAAGGCGAAGAAGGAAACGGACCCCCGCTTTGCACCCCTCCGGGCCATTTGGGAGGAAGAGTTCCGGGCGGTGCACCACGGGGTGAAATACCACTGGTCCGGAGCAGCCGACGCCGCGGGGATTCACCGCGTCATCACGACCGACCCGGAGGAATTCCGCCGCCGGGCAAGGGCTGCCCTTCAAGCCAACGGATTCAAACACTCTGCATCGGTTGCGAAGCTCACTAGCAGTGAGGTGTGGAATGACCTAGCGGGCACGCTAGACCGGCTGCCTCAGTCGCCCGCCCGTTGGTGGCTCTCCCTCACTGCCGAAGCCCGGTCGCGTTATTTGGCCGAGCGTCGAGCAATCGACCCCAGCCTAGACGACGCTCCGTTCGGCGCGACCGGAGAGGCTCACGCGGCGGAGATGGAGTCCCTCAACCAGCGCTGGGCATCGGAGGCGAGATGAGCGAAGTGTGCGGAAAGCATGGCTGGCGAGCCGCTGACGGCCATCCCTGCCCGGCATGTGCACCGCAGGGAGGAAGCGAGGGCCATTACGGCGGACTGTACGGTGCACCGCTTCCCTTGGTTCCCTGCCCAGACTGTGCACGGCTCGAAAGACGCGTTGTGCACCTTGAGACGGTTCTCTCGGCGCTTCGTGTGGCATTGGGGGACGAATGAGCTGTGCACTCTGCGACGAAGGCGCGCTCCTCATCCTTGGCAGGCACATCCGCGTGACCCGCGAGCGCGGCGTCGAGGAGCTGGGCGCGTGCTCAGCGACTCCCGAGGAGATCGAGGTCGCGGAGTCCAACGTGGTCCCGTTCCGCGCGGCACTGACCGCATGGCGGGAGCGGATGGCCAAGCTCCCGAACGTCCCTCCCTCCTTCATTGCCCGCAGTGAACCCCGCGAACCAGGGAGCGACGATGACTGACAAGCACCATCCGAAACCCTGTCTTTGCTGCGGTGTCGGAACCTACCGGAGCGATGGCTACTGCCGCCGCTGCCACTCCGAGCGGACCTTCAAGATCGAGGAGCTGAGCGAGGCACTGTTGCTGCGCTGCGCCCAGGAGCTCCTCAGGCGTCACAGAGAGCGAGACGAGGCCCTCCGGGCGCTGGGGCTCGTTCCAGTGAGGGCGGCATGAAGGGAGGAGCGATGACGGCAGAGGAGAGGGCGAAGCAATTGCTGAGTGTCCTACGCCGGGACGGGATACACCTCGATCGCGGGGCCGCCCAGGGGTGTGTCGCCGACGCCATCCGCGCCGCCGAGTCCGACGCCAGGCGGCAGGCGCTGGAGGAGGCGGCGGAATGGGTCGAGGAAGGGCTTTCCTTCCATTCGTACGCAGGCGGATCGGCAGCGGCCATTATCCGCACTCTGGCCGCCAAGGAGCCCGCGAGATGAGTTCCCCGACCTCGCGCAGCCTGAAGCACCTCCGGGATCAGGGCTACCTCGCTGCCGTGGTGGAGCGCTGGAATCCCTACGCCCGGATCCGTCAAGACCTGTTCGGCGTGCTCGACCTCGTAGCCGTGAAGGAGAAGGAAACGCTGGGCGTGCAGACGACCTCGGGCTCCAACATCGCGGCGAGGATCAAGAAGCTCGAGGACAGCGCGGCGCTCTGGATGCTCAGGCAGGCCGGGTGGGCGATCAAAATCCATGGTTGGAGGAAAAACTCCAAAGGTCGCTGGGTGTTGAGAGAGGTAGATTTATCATGATCATTCGACAGCGTGACCGACTCGGGCGATATGCCGAAGAAACGTCTCCTCCCGACCCCGAGACATTTTGGTCGCGGACCACTCCCGAACCGAACACCGGGTGTTGGCTTTGGACGGGGAAGGGTGGCCGATATGGGCAGGTCAGTGTCAAGGACCGACCTATCTTGGCGCATCGCCGTGCCTGGGAATTTGCCATGGGTCCTATTCCGAAGGGCGCATACATCTGCCATCGATGCGATGTTCCCGGTTGCGTGAATCCCGATCACTTGTTCCTCGGGACGGCCAAGCAGAACTCAGAGGACATGAGTCGCAAGGGTCGAGCGATTCACGGCGAGCGCCATCATAACGCCAAGTTAACCGAAGCGGTCGTGGCGGTAGTCAAGCTAGAGCGGAACCGAGGTGTGTCCTATTCGGAACTTTCTCGCCGACTAGGTATCAGTCGAAGTGCTCTTCGTTCCGCGGTCAACGGGAACACTTGGCGCAAGGCCGCTGCTCTCCGGGGGAAGCCATGAGCGACCTGATCATGGTGCCGGTCGTTATGTCGGCCCCGAAGCCCAAGCTGTGCCCGCATTGCGGCAAGGAGATTCCCGACGAGCCGATGCCAGCCGCCGCGGGAGTGCCTCTTGTCATCCTTGTGCTGGGGATGGTCCTCGCCATCACGGTTATGCTCACGCTCATCGGTCTCGATACCGCCGGGCTGGTTTCGGTTCTTCATCCGCCAGAGTGGCTGACGAGGTGGGGCGGTCATGCACTCGTGGCCTGGGTGCCGCTCATGATCATCGGGGCGATTCTCGGGCACGTTGCCGACCGCGCTGCGGCGAGGCACAAGCGATGAGCACCGGCTGGGGCACCGAAGGCACCTACGGCATAGGACGGTCATACCCTGGCGGGTCCCCTGCCGAGCGGCTGTGGGACGAGGACCAAGCCCGGTCAGAGCAGCTCTGGCGACAAATCCGCGCCGAGGCCGCTCAGCAGGTCCCGAATGCCCCCCGGATGCCCTCAGGAAGGCCCCTGGCTGCCCTTGAGAGCGATTTAAACGGCGAGGACGGTCAGGGAGACGGGGACCCATGAAAAAAACCGTCCCACGCAAGACTACGATTACCCGTCCCTACTGGGTCCAGTCTCGACCGCTCACGCAAAAGGGTCTAGACAACTGGAGCCAGATAACATGGGAGGAACCGGAGAAGCGGACCTATCGAGTCAAGATCAACGGGAGGTGGGTGGATGGAAAGTCCTGACGTGATCGCCTACTCGACCCTGCCGGTCTCGACCCCCGATTTCGGCATGCGCTCCATGCGGCCCACCGACCTCGCTTTCGTGTTCCAGTCCTGGCTCACCAGCTACGAGAACTCACCCTTCGCCCGCCACGTCTCGCCCCCGCTCTACTACCGCGCCCACCACAAGCTGATCGAGCGGCTACTCACCCGCTCGACCACGCGCATCGCTCATGCGCTCGAGGACGAGGATACGATCCTGGGCTGGATCGTCTTCCAGCGGAACCCCGACTGTGTTCACTATTCGTTCGTGAAGCCTCCATTCAGGCGACACGGCGTGTTCAGGGCTCTCCATCCCGAGGGCGAATGGTTCGTCTCCCACTACACGCAAGCCTGGGCAGCGATCAAAGGCAGGTTCCCCACGTACCGCTACAACCCGTATCTCATCTGGGAGGGATGATGGCTCAGCAAGAGCAACTCAAGCCGAAGCGCATCGTGCGAGTGGACACGGCAGCCTATCCGGTCATCGTGCCGAAGGAAGTAAACGGGAATCAGCTCAGCCAGCAGCTACATGCACGCCAAGGCTGGACGATGGAGATGGGGCGGGCCGGAATCATCGCCACGTACACCAAGACCGGATTCACTCTGGTCGTACCCTACGCGAACGTGCGATATTGGGTGGAAGAGTAAGGCGCTCCGCGCATGGCAGGTAAGAACGGCAACGGCACTAGGGAACCTTGCTCCCCCCTCCCCGGGGAGTACGAGCGGGGCAAGCGCCGCCGGTTGCTCACGGTAACGAGCATCAAGCATGAACTCGCGGACGTCTGCAAGGAGCTCCGGGACGGCATAGGCGATCCGAAGCGGCAGAACGCTCGCGTCTTCGCGCTCTCCAAGCTAGCCGACATCATCCAGGCGTCGGACTTCGAGGATCGGCTGCGTCGCATAGAGCGGCGAGTCACCAGCGGTCCAGAGGAGGAGGTCACGCGGCAATGATTCAATTCGCGTTCTGCGTCACGTTCACGGCTCTCGTTCTCTTGGGCATCCTGTTCTGGAGGGCCTCCTGAAAAACTTGGATGTCCTTGAAAAGCGGTTCCTGAAGGCTGCGGCCCAGATCACGCCAGCCAAGGCACCGCCGTTCAACCTCGATGGCATCCTGTTCGGTGAACAGCACGCGTTCGTGCGCGACCCAAGTACCTACGCAACGGCCGTATGCGGGGGGCGAGCGGGCAAGAGCTTCGGGATCGGCTCGTGGTTGCTAGAGGGACCGCTGATCAAGCCCAAGGCTCCCAGCCTCTACATCTCGCTCACTCGCGAGAGCGGCAAGCGCATCATGTGGCAGGCGCTTCTCGATCTGAACCGCAAGCACAAGCTCGGCTATGTCCCCAACGAAACGGATCTCATCCTTCGGCGCAACGGCGTGGGGTCGGTTTATCTCGTTGGAGCCAACACGCAGAAGGAGATCGAGAAAATCCGCGGGACAGGCTGGGGGCGAGTCGCAATCGACGAGGCGCAGTCGTTCCCGAACTTTCTCAAGGAACTGATAGACGACGTGATCGATCCGCGACTCATGGATCACCGCGGCCAGATCCGAATCATCGGCACGCCCGGGGCCGTGCCTATTGGATACTTTCATGAGCTGAGTTCCTCGCCTAACTGGAGCCACCATGCGTGGACGGCGTTTCAGAATCCTTATGTTAACGCCCGAGAACACCTGGAGACGACTCTCAAGCGCCGAGGAGTTACCCAAGACGATCCTTCAATTCAGCGCGAGTTCTTCGGCAAGTGGGCTTACGATCCGTCTGCTCTCGTCTTCAAGTGGAGCCAAGCCAATGCCAAGGAGCCGCCGCAGAAGCTCACGGACTACGTGATAGGCGTTGACCTCGGGTTCGATGATGCCGATGCCATCGCGGTCTTGGGCTGGAACGCAGAGAGCCCTAACCTCTACTTGGTCGAGGAACGAATCACGACTAAGCAAACGGTCACCCAGCTCGGCGCGCAGATCACGGAGCTGCAGGCGCAGTACCAGCCGCACGCGACCGTCTGCGATACGGGCGGGTTAGGCAAGAAGATCGCGGCCGAGGTCGAGGTGCGTACCGGCATCATGCTCGAGCCGGCGGACAAGGTGCGCAAGTTCGAGCACATCGAGCTACTGAACGACGCCCTTCGCTCCTTGCGTTTCTTTGCTCGGGCCGATAGCCGGTTCGCTCAGGACTGTCTTCTCATCGAGTGGGACCGCGACAAGAGTCACGGTGACCATCTCGTCATCTCGGACCGCTTTCACTCGGACATCGCTGACGCAGTGCTGTACGGCTACCGAAGAGCGATGCACTGGCTCTACACGGAGCCAGAGAAACCAAAGCCTCCGGGCATGCCAGATGACTCGGAGCACGTCCAGGTGCTGGAGCAAGAAGTAAGGGAGCGGCACAGGTACGAGAACGAACTAGAGGAATGGGGGTACGTGCAGTGACGAATGAACAACTAGCCGAGATCGAGGCCATGCTCACCATGCTGGAGCGTCATCCGGTCCAGCGCTTCGCCACGGTGGGTTACACCATCGAGTTCCAGCCCAAGCAGGCAGCGATGGAGATGCCAGAGCCGGGCGAGGACAAGCGGATCTGCGCTTGCGGGCATGACCTGAACACGGAGCACAACCAGTTCGGCTGCCTCATCTGCACCGGGGAGAAGTGCCCGGGGAACACGGAGGACAAGCCGTGATGATCGATTGGGGTTGTGAAGTCTGGGTCGGCAAGCGAGAAGTCTCGGGCCCAACCGTCTCGATTATGATGGACGGCGAGGCCGTCGAGCATGGCGTGAAGGAAAACCCGGCGGCCTTTGCTCGGGTCCTGGATCTTTATATGGCTACAGCGCGCCGTCACCTCGTGAATATCATTGAAGAGCACACGGGGGTTCGCATCCCATGACCTGCACGACCTGCCGCTACTTCCACGACGGTGACTGCCGCGAGTCGCCGCCCGTGCTGTACTCGTTCCTGGCCCCGGTCCAGTCTACGTCCATCATGCGCGGCTCTCGGGACATCGAGATGGCCCTGCACGTCCAGTGCTCCTACCCCAAGCCCGATCCGAACAAGCCCTGCGGCAAGCACCGCGAGGTCGATAACTGATATGTGCGACGATTGGGAGCATCCACTAGGAACGTGTGACATCTGCAACAAAGCGGGGCTTAAGCGCATCGAGGCCCACGTCTGTCCCTGCGGCTGCGGGGCTCACATCGAAGGGCGATACATCGGTTCGGACGAAGCGCACCGGGCTTATTGGGTGAAGTGGGATGCGGAACATCCGTGGAAGGGCCCGCCTCTCAATGCAGAGGACATAAACAAGGCATTGAAAGAAGGTTTGTCGGCGAAACGAGTGGGGGATCTCATCTACAAAGACAATCCGGTTCTCAAGCACATGAGGTAACCCCATGGCTGAAAAGCAATCGCTGAGCATCAAGGACTTCAAGACCGACCGCGACGGCAAGCTATCCGGGCCGAACTACCGCGATAACATCGACCGCCGCTGGTGGCTCATGGAGGGCATGGACATCTGCAATGCCATCTCCGCCACGCTGCGCCAGATGGAGAGCATCCAGAAACAGCGGCTGGCGCAATACGTGGTCTCCTCCAGGCTCTACGGCAATCTCAGCCTGATGGGCCTGAACGGGATGGCCTGGGGCCGGATGGCGAGCCAGAACCCGCAGCTCCGGGATCGGGTCAGCTACAACCTCGTCCAGAGCGTGATCGATACGCTCCACGCAAAGGTCGCCAAGAACAAGCCGAAGCCGATGTTCTTGACCTCCGAGGGGCTCTACTCGGAGCAGCGGCGCGCCAAGAAGATGAACCGCTTTTGTGATGGCCTGTTCTTCGAGATGCAGGCTCACAAGTACGGTTCGCAGGCGTTCCTTGACGACTCGGTCTGGGGTGACGGCTTCGTGCATCCGTTCAAGAACCGCAAGGGCCGGGCGGCGCTCGAGCGCGTGGTGCCCACGGAACTCTGGATCGATGAACTCGACGGGCTCTATCGCGAGCCCACGCAGTTGCACCGGTGCAAGAACGTGGACCGGCAGGTGGCCATCGCTGCCTGGCCCGAGTCCAAGGAGATGCTGGAGCGAGCCAGCGAATCGGCTCCGACCGAGGGGACGCGCTACGAGAACGTGGCCGATATGCTGACCGTGCGCGAGTCCTGGCACCTTCCGTCAGGGCCCAAGGCCGGCGACGGAATGCACGTCATCTCGATCAATGAAGGCATCCTGTTTGTGGAGGAGTGGAAGAAGGATTACTTTCCCTTCGTCCACATGCAGCGCAACTCGCGGCTGTACGGCTACTTCGGCCAGGGCCTCGCGGAGCAGCTCCAGTCAATGCAGATCGAGATCAACAAGCTGCTCTGGACAGTGCAGCGCTCGTTCAACTTGGGCGGCACCCAGCATCTACTCGTCAAGATTGGCTCGAAAGTCGTTCCAGAGCACATCACTAACGACCTGATGAACATCATCAAGTATGCGGGAGAGACGCCGCCGACGTGGGCAACTCCTCCGCTTGTGCAGCCCGAAATCTTCGCCCACCTCGAGCGGCTCATCAAGGCGGGCTATGAGCAAGCGGGCCTGACGATGATGAGCGCGGCCGGTGAGAAGCCGATGGGCGTGGACTCGGGCAAGGCGCTGCGGACCATCGAGGACATCGAGGATACGCGGTTCGTCATCACCCAGCAGCGCTACGACGAGTTTTACATGGAGTTGACGAAGATGTCGCTCGATCTCGTCAAGGAGATCTCGGGCGACGAGGGGGGATACGAGGTCCACGCGCCGGGACGCGGCAAGGCCGAGGCGCTGGATATCAAGGACCTGGAGTGGGACGAAAAGCGGTTCGTAACGCAGATCTTCCCCGTCTCCTCTCTGCCTGACGATCCCGCTGGTCGGCTCCAAACGGTGCAGGAATACGCGCAGGCTGGCCTCATCGACCAGCGGCAGGTGCGCCAGCTCCTCGACTTCCCGGACATCGACGCCAGCGAATCCCTCGCCATGGCGCAGATGAACCTCATCGACAAGCACATGGAGATCATGCTGGAGGGCAGCAAGGACGAACCGCAGCCGGTCCTCGAGCCGTACGACGATGCCAACCTCGCTCACGGCACGGCGCTCTCGACCTACGAGAACGCCAAGGCCGGGGACGTGGAGGAGTGGCGTCTCGAGCGGCTCCGCCAGTACATCGACCAGGCCACCGATATCATGCAGGCCGCGCAGCAGGGGGCGATGATGGCCCAGGCGCAAGCGCAGCAAGCTGCCCAGCCGCAAGCCGCACCGGAGCAGCCTCCGACTTCTGACCTTCTGCCTAATTCACCCGGAGCCGCAGCTTAAGGGGGTACAATGCCTGATACCGTCCATGTCGCAGTGAACCCTACGGGGAAGACGGTCACCATCGACAAGGTGACCAAGGCCATGGAGCCGGCCAAGGTCGAGCCCGCTCCTGCCCCAGCGGCCGAGCCTCCCAAGCCAGCCGAACCGGCCAAGGACGACCGCTTCGCCCAGCTGGCCCGGATCGAGGCCAGGAACCGCCAGGCCGAGAGGGAGCGCAAGGCCGCGGAACGCCAGCTTGCCATGGAGGCCAGAGCGGTCCGGGAGGAGCGCGAGAGGTTCGCTCGAGCCCGGGAAGACCCGACCCAGTTGGACAAGATCCTAGGCCCCAACTGGTACGACCAGGCCACGGAGGCGAGACTGGCCGGTGGGAAGCTACCGCCCGAGGTCCAGGCTCAAAGGGCGCTCGAGGAGGCCAAGGCTGCCCGTGAGGACGCGCGGCGGGTCAAGGCCGAGGTTCAGGCGATGCTGGCCCAGCGCGAGGCCCAGGCGGCAGAGCAGGAGGTCAAGGCGAGTATTGACAGCTACCGGGAGCGCGTGGCACAGTTGTTGCCGACCAAGGCGGATAGCTATCCCGCGCTGGTCACGATGCAGGAGAAGGGCCTAGACGTTCCGGCCTTGGTCCTGCAGATGCAGCAGGAGTACTTCGAGCGCACCGGCAAGGTGATGCCCGAAGACGAGGTGTTCGGCCTAGCCGAGAAGTATTACACGGACGTGGCCGAGGGTATCTCAGCTAGACGCAAGCCTGCCGCAGCGAAGCCGCCAGAAGAACCGGCCCAGGCTACAGGGGCCGCTCCGCAAGAAGCCCGAGTTCAGCGAAAGACGCTGGATAACGGTTTGACCAGCGCGCCGATCAGTCCTCCGAAGGTTCGACCTCGGAGCGCGATTGAAAGGGCGCTGGCAGAGATGGAGCGAGTGGCGGCCGAGCGCGCGGCAGGAAAGAAGCCCGCCTTCGAGTAACCGTCGCTCCGCTCCCGCGGAGTGACAGATGCCTGGTGGCCCGTATTATGACCTGACCGCAGCCAACGCTGCGCTCAAGGAGCTCTACGCAGGTCAGGAAGTCAAGAACCTCGTCTACAAGACCAATCCCTTCATGGCTCTGGTCCCCAAGGACACAGAGTTCGAAGGCGAGTACAAGCCCATCCCGGTGATCATCGGCGCCAGCCAGGGCCGGTCGAGCACCTTCGCCAACGCGCAGTCGAACCAGAGCCCGGTGCAGGCGTACAAGTTCCTGCTCGCCCGTCGCTCTGACTACTCCATCGCGACCCTCGACAACCAGACGATGATGGCGAGCCGCAGTGACAAGGGCTCGTTCATCCGGGCGACCAAGACCGTGGTGGATGGTGCATTCCGCTCCATCACCCTCTCCCTGGCCTCCTCGCTCTACCGCTCCGGCACCGGCTCCATCGGCCAGATCGGGTCCATCTCGGGCGGAGTCATCACGCTGTCGGATCCGAACACGGTCGTGCAGTTCGAGCTCAACATGGTACTCCAGGCCAACGCGACGGACGGCGGCACCTCGCCTCGCGCTGCTCTGGGATACGTGGTCGGCCCCATCGACCGCGTGGCCGGGACGGTGGGCGTCTCCACCACCTTCGGCGGCGCGCTCGCCAGCCCCTCCGGCTGGACCACGAACGACTACGTGCTGGTGCAGGGCGACCTGAACGCCAAGCCCCAGGGACTCCTCTCCTGGCTCCCTGCAGCGAACCCCGGCGCCTCGGACAACTTCTTCGGCGTCAACCGGAGCGTTGACCCGACTCGCTTGGGCGGAGTCCGGTACACGAACGGCGCGAACCAGCCCGTCGAGGAGGCGCTGGTCGATGCCTCCAACCTCGTGGCTCGTGAGGGCGGCGTTCCTGACTACGCGTTCGTCAGCTTCGCCAGCTACTCGGCTCTGGAGAAGGCCCTGGGCGCCAAGGTCCAGTACGCCGAGCTCGAGGCGCAGATCGCCGAGGACGTGAACATCGGGTTCAGGGGCATCAGGATCCACGGCGCGAACGGCCCCATCGACGTGATTCCCGACCGGAACTGCCCCGGCTTCATCGGCTTCCTCCTGCAGCTCGATACGTGGTGCCTCGAGTCTCTGGGCGAGGCTCCGATGCTTCTCCGGTACCTCGACTCCAATGAGTTCCTGCGCGTCTACAACCAGGACGCCGCGGAGTGCCGCGTGGGCTTCTACGGCAACCTCAGGACCGACGCTCCCGGCTGGTCGGCGTACGTGGCTCTGCAGAACTAGCGGTCTCTCGTAGCGGACAGGTGGGGCGCGCATACCTTCAACGCGCATAGCCGAAGGGAACCCCAGGGGAACGGGAACCCCGGAGGACAGAGATGGCGAATAGAAACTTCGTGCAGTTCATGTACGGGCTGGAGAAGAAGCCGGTCCGGATCTACGCGACCGTGAAGTTCAACGCGACCACCGCCAACCCGTCCCTGCAGCAGTGGCAGTTCGGCGGGTTTGCGGGTGTCTACCAGGGCACCGCGGCTCCGACCTACGTTGCCGCTCCGACCTCGGGTTTCAAGGGGATCGGTGGCGGGACGCAGTACCCCAGCACCACGGTCCCCATCGTCTACAACTCGGCCGGTAACTACACGGTGTATTTCCAGGACCGCTACATCAGACTCCTGGGCTTCCTCTGCACCTTCAACACCAGCGTGACCTTCCCGGCGGCGCCGTTCACTCAGGTGGTGTCGACCTCGCTGACGCCGACCTTGCAGACCACCTGCCCGTCCCTGGTCCTGCAGTACTACAATACCTCGGGCGTCGCGACCTCCCCGGCCCTGAACGAACAGCACCTCTGGACGTTCTTCCTGAGCGACTCGAGCGCTGCCTAAGGAGCGGACATGGCTTCCGCTCTCATCAACATCGCGGTTTCACCCAATCCGGTTCCGCTGGATCAAGCGCTGCAGGTCCAGCTCACGATCTGGAATTGGGGCAATTCCACGATCCAGATCGCCTCCATGTCGGTCCAGTGGTGGAACTCCTCGGGGCAGGCCCAGCCGGCAGTGCCGTATAGCAGCAACAACTCGTTTCCGGCCGGCCCTGCCTTCTTGCCTGGCGGCACCACCACCAGCCTCGTGCAGGGTACTCCGGGGATTGGTGGCTCGGGCTTCATCACTGCGGGCTCCACGGTCACGTACAACTTCGGGATCACGCGCTACAACCACGCGATAGGGGCCGGCACGCCCGGTACTCACGCGCCGATGTTCTCGTGGCTTACCTGCCTGGTCGGGTTCAGCGACGGCACGACTCAGTACCCCGTCGCGCCTGCGCAAGTCACGGTGCAGCGTTCGGACAACACGAACAGCGGCAGCGAATACGCCTTCGCCTACACGGGCGGGACGTATCGGGCGGATCAGCTCTACAACGCTCCGTTCTCGTATGGGATCCTGAACTACGACTTGTCCCAGCCGTCCAACCTCATGACGTGGAGCATCTGATATGGACACAAGAGATCTCGCTACACGTCTGGTGGATGCCAAGATGCAGGATGGTGGAGGCCGAGAGTCGGAAGTGGACATGCTCCACGAGCTGCTCCGCGACTTCCATGACTCCCTGCACGCGGGAGACTTCGCCAGCGCTGCCTCGCATTTTCGCGGTGCTTTCCAACTCCTCGAGTCCGAGCCGCATGAGGAATATGGCGAGGAGGGAGAGGGCTACAGCCAGGGCGGCTATGCCGAAGGCGGGACAATGCCTCCGGTCAGAAGTGGTGCGCCTTTCGCGACATCTAGCGTTCGGGGCATGGCCCCAAGGAGAGGCTAATGGCCCTCTGGTGTACGATGGCAGTGGTGGGTCCCGCGGCTGCGGGCTCTGACATCCCGGTGATCGCGAATCAGCCGATCGCCACGACCGTCACCGTCTACAACAGCGGTGCGGCCGCGGTTAGCATGCTGACGGGGCAGGGCTGGATCTTGCCTGTCACGGCGGGAGGCGTACCGGATAACGAAGTGTTCTTCCCGGGCGCCAACACGGTGCCGGCGATCTCGGGGAGCACGCCGGGATCCTTCCAGTTCGATCTGACCTTCGTCCTCTTCGCGCCGCAGGTCTCGGGAATCATCGGCGGGACCTATACCATCGGGGTGACCTGCTACACGTCTGATGGCTCCGTGTTCTCGACCAATCAGACGGTCGCAACGACCACGCCCGTGGGAGTCCTCACCGGAGGTCAGGGCGGAGTTCCGCTCGCTGGTCAGGCTGGAGTCGGGCCGCAGTTCTTCTACGGCCAGCTCGGCTACAGCTTCTACATGGCTCCGTTCCTCTCGCCTATCGGGCTGGGGTGATGGCTCTCACGGCCACGATGACGGTATCGAACGGGCCGTATACGACCCCGGAGTTTGCCAATACTCCGCTGTCCGCGACGCTCACGCTCTCCAACTCGGTCGCGGGGCCAGTTACCGTCACTGCCATTCAGCCGTTCGTCACCGGAGGCACGCTGCCGTATACGCAGCCCAGCCCCCCGGTCCCGATCACCGTCCCTGGACTCGGCTCGAGCACCCTGAACATCTCGTTCTTTGCCCCGGCAATGAACGTCAAGGCGAGCCCTTCGAGTGTGGTAGGCATCGCCCAGGGCTACACCATCGGGGCGATCATCTACTCGAATGACGCAACGAACCCGGTTCTTTCCCCTACGCCCATCGCGATCACTCCAACCTCGGGAAACCTGGGGTCATGACCTTTTCAAGCAGGGGAAGCAATAGCGCGGCCCCTGCTCCAGAGCGCACCCGGTATTCCGCTCTGTAGCACGCCCGCAGTTCCACTCACCCAAGAGGTACACAGATGGCGCTTCTCCCGCTTGCTGCCAAGGACGCCAACGGCGTCGCGCAGTCGATGGTTGCTTTCCAGGATGCTTCGTCCAACAACATCCCCTCGGTTACCCTCGATACGAGCCGCGCCGTGTACCGTGCGTCGGCCTCGTTCGTCCCGGTCACCACCGGCGCCCTGACCCTCGTCCAGGTCCAGGGGTCGGCCACCAAGACCGTCCGCATCACCCGCGTCATCATGTCCGGCTCGACGGCCACCACCGTCGCGGCCATGGTGGCGTACACCCAGCTCACCTCCACCGCCGGCACCACCGGCACCGCGGTCACCCCGACCATCGCCAAGCTGGACACGAACAGCCCGACCGCGACCGCCGTGGTGACCCACTACACCACCGCCGCCCAGACGGTCGGTACCCTCATCGGTGGCCCGATCAGCTTCTTCCAGATCCCGCTGATCGTCACCGCCGTCCCCACCGTCGGACTCCCGCTGCCGTACACCGTCTTCCCCGAGAACGGCGCCCCGCTGAATCAGTGCATCGTGCTCCGCGGCACCGCGCAGTACTACAACGTCGTGAACTCTGCGCCGGCCAACTTCGCCAACGCCCCGGTGCTCCAGTACACGGTGGAGTGGATCGAGGACGCGTCGTAAGGATCAAAGGGCCCCGCACGTAGGCCCTTGGGGCCCGGCAGAGAAGCACCCCCGCCTCTGCCGGGCCTTTGTCTAGGAGGAGCGAATGGCGACGCCCGGACCCTTCATCATGCCATCGACGGCGCACGTTGCGCCTTCTGGTTCGGTAGCCTTGACAGCCTCCAATGGAACCGGGACCGGATTCGTCTGGTCATTTATCACGAACCAGAGCGGGGGAACGATCAATAGCGGCACAGGTGCGTACACCGCGGGTTCCTTGGTCGGAGTCGATACCGTTCAGGTGGCGGATTCCGCTGGTAACGCAATCAGCGTGCCGATCACCGTGCAGAGCGGTCCCACGCTCGCCGCTCTCACGCTCCAGGCTCAGCAGCGCGGCGACTTCGTCAACTCCAACTTCGTCACCAGCGCCGAATGGACCTCCTACATCAACGGATCGGCCTTCCGGCTTTTCAACATCATCATCCAGCACTTCGGAGATGACTACGTCTCGAGCCTGCCCTATCGCTGGCTGACCGATGGAGTGACCGAGAGGTACCAACTCCCTCCAGACATCTTCAAGCTGCTTGGGGTGGACCTCCTCCTCAATGCCAATCAGCCTAGCTACAGGCTGACGATCTACCCCTTTAACCGAGGCCAGCGGAACAAGTACAGCCCGTGGAATATCCCCATCAGCTACGGGATGCTGTCGAACCTGCACTACCACCTCGACGGGAACTATATGTGGTTCACGCCGTTTCCGAGCGCGGGCCAATACATCCAGATCCAGTACATCCCGACCATGACCGCGCTCGTGAACAGCACGGACGTACTGAACACTGGAGTCCTGGCGGGCTTCGAGGAGTTCGTGGTGATCGATGCGGCCATCAAGGCGCGCGTGAAGGAGGAATCGGACGTCGGGGAGCTCATGCGCGACCGGGCGGAGATTCTCCAGAGCATCGAGGAGGCGGCCGAGAACCGCGACGCAGGCATGCCTGCCACGGTGACCGACTCCAACTGGAGCGATATGTGGTGGCCGGGCGGGACGAGCGGCTGGGGGTCGAGTGGCGGCTAACAACAACAACAACCTGAGCTGGCAGCCCAGCGGAAGCCCCAACTTCGACCGCTGGGGACTCCAGGCATCTCAGGCCGTCAACGACGCATGGAAGGCGATTCGTTCCATGCCCGTCTTTCCGGTCTACTCGACCGTGAATCGGCCCACCGCCTCGCCAGCGTGGGTGAACCGGCTCATCGTGGTGCGGGACTCCGGGTCGGATGACGTTCTGCAGTGGTGCAGGCAGCTAGCGGCAGGAGGCTACGAATGGAAGGTCGTCGCCTACTGACTCTCATCCTTGCGGTCCTGGCCGTGTCCGTCTACGCGGATACGGTGGGACCGGCCTATGTGGACTCCGGTACGCCCTCTGGGTCCTGTTCCGGAACACGGGTGCAGTTCTCGTCTACCGGGACGCAATATTGCTGTATTTCGAGCACATGGACCGCTTGCGGGTCCGGAGGAGGAGGCTCGCCCGGGGGTCTAAATACCTACGTCCAGTTCAATGACTCCGGCGCGTTCGGTGGCTCGTCCACGCTGACCTGGGACAAGACGAACGCAACGCTCACGTTCGGCGCGGCCAACACCTACGACGCGATCAAGTTCACGAACACCGGCGCGCGGCTGCACCTGGGCTCTCTGGCCAACGCGTACCTATATCAGGACTCCGGGGGCTTCGTTGCTACCCCTAACTCGTTCAAGGCATTGAACTACCAGTCGTCCGCCGTGGGCCAAGCTGCAATCACCCTGTTCCAGGGGCAGGGGATTGCGTTCATGGACAATGGCGCCCACACGACAAACAGCGGGATAGGTCAAACCGGGGGATCGGCCCAAAACCTCGACATCACCGCGAACGCGTCCCAGACGCCGGCCGGAGTGATCAACCTCAACAGCAACACGAAGCTCGGCGCGAACACGATCACGTCGACGGCGCCGACCGGCTTCGTGGGGAACGCCTCGACCGCGTCTGCTCTCGCTGCCTCGCCGACGACCTGCGGCGCGGGGATAGCGGCCACGGGCGTTGACACCAGCGGGAACGCGCTCGGCTGCTTCACGCCCGGGGGCGGAGGCGGAGCTGACGCGCTAGGGACCTACCTCGTCCAGACCGCGACGCACGCGCCGGTCAACGCTCAAGTCATGGGCTCGCTGGGGACCGGGCTGGAACTCAACACCACCACCACCGGGGTCCAGTCGATCTACGGCGGGGCCGACGCCGGCGCCGGCAACGCGATCCGGGCGCTCAACGCCAGCGGCGGAGTCCAGACCAGCATCGCCGTTCCCACGATCTCAGGCTCCTCGGTCCTGAAGGGCTCGAGCGGGAACGCGGTGGCGGCGACCGCTGGCACGGACTACTCGGCTGGCACCTCGGCCCTCTCGACCGGGATCCTCAAGAGCACCACCTCCACGGGCGCGCTCTCCATCGCCTCGGCGGGGACCGACTACTCCGCCGGGACCAGCGCCAACGCCACCGGTCTGGTGCTCTCCACGACCTCGACCGGAGCGCTGACGGCCTACGGCGGGACCTCCTGCACCAACCAATTCCCCAGGAGTCTCAACGCCTCGGGGGCTGCGACATGCGCCAGCGTCGCTTTGGGGTCCGACGTGACCGGATCGCTTCCCGTGGCCTCGGTCAACTTCAGCGGGACGCAGTACGGGATTCCGTACTACACGGCCGCCGGGACGATCGGAACGACTGCCGCCCCAGGCAGCGCCAACGTGGTCGCGCACGGAGCCGTAGCCGGCGCTCCGACCTGGAGCGCGGTGGACCTCTCGGCTGACACCGCGAGCACAGTCCTGCCGATGACCAAGGGCGGGACGGGCGCGAACCTGACCGGCACCGTCGGAGCGCTCCTTGCCCCGACCTCGACCACTGTGGTCGGGCAGATCGCCGACGTGGCGGTGGGCTCAGCCCTCGTCAGTGGCGGCGTCGGAGTCGCGCCGTCCTACTCCGCGTCTGCAACCTGCACAAGCTCGGGTGCGACGACCTGCACGATCACGGGCCGGAGATCCGGCTGCCTGCCGGTCTGCTCCATGACCACCTCGGTCAGCACCACCTTCCACGCGGCGATCTCCTCCACGACCATTACCTGTACGTTCGGCACGTCAGGTACGAACACGTGTAATTGCATCTGTTTCTAACCATGCTCGATAAGCAAACAGCCTTCTTTCCGTTCGCTAGGGGCGTCGATAGCAAGACGGACCCCAAGCAGCTCGTCCCCGGCCAGCTCGTGACCTGCCAGAATGCGCAGTTCACGACCGGGCAGATGATGCGCAAGCGGAACGGGACCTCGGCAGCCATCGGGGCAGGTGCGATCAGTGCGCTGAACACCGGAAAGTGGATCGGGTCGCTGAACAGCGACCTCTTGACGGCGGATGGGGACTCTCTCTACTCGTGGAGCCCGGGATCGGCAGCCTGGGAGACCCGCGGCAAGCTGCAGACGGCCCTCGTCACCCGCTCCGTTGGAGTTCGAGCCGGAGTCACGGATACGAACCTCCCGGTTCTGGGTAGTGTCTTCTCCGTCACTGCCAACGGCCTGGAATTCACCGCGTACACGTTCAACGCGTCGATCCACAACGTCTACTGGACAGTGAAAGACGCCGCAACGGGTGGAACCATCGGGGCCAATCAGTTCAGCACGACGGGTCAGGCGACCGTCTTCGGGGTCGTGGCGCTGGGAACGTATTTCATCATTCTCTGGTACACCAGCGCACAGGGAGTGACCGCAACCAGCATCCTCCAGTCCAGTCCGCTGACGGTTTCCGGCAACACGGTCATCAACGCGGCATGCACGAAGCCTGGACCGCTCGTCACGAACTCGAACTTCCCCACCTACGCTTTCGGAGCCTTCGCCACCTCGACCACGAACATCATCGTCTTCAAGATCACCAGCGGCCTCGTCGTGACGAGCGCAAACATCACGACCACGGCGCAGGCGCACGGAATCGGGGTGGTCTTTGATAGCGGGAACGGGGGCTGTGTCGTAGGTTATTCCTACCTAAACGCGGCCTACCAGCTCGCCTATGCTGGCTTCACCTCTGCGCTGGGCGCGTCCTGGGCTCCGGTCGTAGCCGACAACACGACGAACGCGGCCGATGCTTCCGTGACCTTCACCGGGAACTCCTACAACAACACGGGAGTGCTCTACTGGTCCGTCCAGTCGATCAACATCAACCCGTTCAGCAATATGTTCCTGGCGTATACGGGATCTTATTCGTTCACGTCAGGGACATCCGCGCTCCTGCGCAGGGATCGAGGGTTTGCGCTCCTTTCCTCTCCGGTCACGATCGGGAACTATAACTACGCCTTGGCGGCCACCTCCGGGTTCAGTTCGGCCTCCACGGCCAATCAGCCCGGAAGCATGTATTTCATCGTCGCGCTGTTCGGGTCCGCCGTGGCTCCTCTCATCGTGGCCCGGATCGCCCAAGAGGACGGAGGCATCATCTGGGTCCTCGAGACGGGAGCGGGCTTCAACCCCGTGCCTGGGCAGATGTCGCTCCCGAGTGCATCGGTGGCGAAGTTCCCGATCTGGGTTCGGCAGCCCAACCTAATAACGAACATCACCACGGCGTCGAACGCGGCCTACGACATCGCAACGGTGGACTTTGCCAACGTGACCCAGGGCTGGCAGAGCGCGAACCTTGGCAAGAGCCTGTTCCTGAACGGTGGGGTGCTCTGGGAATACGACGGGCAGACCTTGGCGGAGCAGGGCTTTCACTATCCGCCCGTGATTCTCGGAGCGACGCCCTCGAACTCTGGCGGATTCCTGTCCACGGGCATCTATCAGTACGCGGTCACGTACGAGTGGATCGATGCAAACGGGGCGGTTCATCGCTCGGCCCCTGCTTTCACGACGGTCACGACCACGGGGCCCGGGACCAGCAACTCCGTGCAAATCTGGGTTCCGATGTTGCGGAACACGATGAAAAGCAACGTCCGGATTTGCTTCTACCGGACGCAGGTCAACCAGGGAACGTGGACACTCAGCGGCTCGGCGGCCAACGATCCGACCGTGGACATCCTTTACACGTACACGGACACGGTCTCGGACGCCAACATCTCCGCGAACGTACCGCTTTATACACAGTCAGCCGTCTATGACATGCCGTGTCCTCCCTGCGGGGCGCTGGCCGTGTTCAAGAACCGGCTGATTGCGGTCTCGACGGAGTACACGAACCAGCTCTGGTACTCCAAGCAGATGGTGATCGGGCCCGGCTCCGTTCAGCCCGTGGAGTTCTCGGATCTGCTTTACCAGTCGCTCGATGGCCTGGACGGAACGGTCACTGCTCTGGGCGTACTCGATGACAAGCTCATGATCGGAAAGCCGGACACCTGGTATTACATGACCGGGACCGGGCCGGCGCCGGATGGCTCGAACAACGACTTTTCCACGCCTCTCGTGGTGAATCAGTCCTCTGGCTGCTCTTGCCCGTCCTCGGTCGTGACGACCTCGCTCGGGATGTTCTACCAGAGCACGAAGGGGATCTTCCTCATCTCCCGTGGATTGGCCGAAAGTTACATCGGCGGAGAGCTCGAGAACCTCGCGATCTGGACCTCCAACCCCATCACCGCCGCGGTTCTCGCGCCCAACACCACTCAGGTTCGATTCACCAGCGGGTCGGTCGGGAGCGTCTTCGTCTACGACTACCACTATCGGCAGTGGTCGGTCTGGAACTCCACCACCGCCGCGATGACGCTGGCCGACGAGACGGTCTGGAACGGGGTCTGGGTAGGGCTGACCACGACCGGCCTCGTCATCCAGGAGACTCCGGGGACGTTCCTTGACCTCGGGACGACCGCTTACGCCTTGAGCGTCAAGACTTCCTGGCTGCAGGTCGCTGGCCCCGAGGGATGGCAGCGGGTCTACCGCATGCAGATCCTGGGCGACTTCAAGAGCACGTCCAGCATGGTCGTTACCCTGGCCCGGGACTACAGTGGATCCACGTTCCAGACGGACACCATCACCGGAGGTACGCCCTTCCAGTTCCAGGTGTATCCCTCCATCCAGAAGTGCCAGAGTCTCCAGGTTTCCATCACGGATAGCGCAACGACGGGCGAAAGTTTTGACCTCTCTGCCCTGGGCTTCTATTTCGCGATCAAGCGTGGTCTATTCAAGCTGCCCCCGACGGCATCCAGTGGATAGCCGACGATTCGAGAATGGGGATCTCCCCGAGCTGAACCGCTGGCACCGGGCCCACGGCAAGGGAGACATTCCCCTCTCTGCCCTTCCCACGATGGGCTTCATCGTTCCGGGAGTCGCCGCGGGGTTCGTCTACGAGACGGATTCGGATCTCGCGGCCCTCGATGGCTGGGTCACGAACCCCGAAGCCCCATGGGCCACGCGCAAGGAAGCCTTGACGCTACTCGAGGGGCGCGCTGTGGAGTTCGCCCGCGAACTCGGATTCAAGCGGATCGTGGCTTTGGCTCTCCCGTCCATCTCTCGCTGGCTTTGTAACCGGCACGGATTCAGTCCGGTCGGGACCTCCATCACCTGTGTGAAGGATCTATGAGCGTCGTCAGCAATATTAGCTCCGGTCTCGGTAACCTCATGGGTGGCCCCCTGGGCGGTCTCGCCAAAGGGCTGAGCAACAACGTCTTCGGCAAGGTCCCCTCCTACGACCCCAAGCAATACCAGCAGTACACGACCGGGGCCCTGCAGGGAAATCAGGAGCTCCAGGGCGACTTGATGGCCCAGATTCAGGGCAATAAGCCGGACATCGCACAGCAGGAGTTCGCGAACGCTCTCGCTCAGTCCAAGAGCGCCGTGGCGAGCGAGGTCGGCGGGATGAAGGGCCTCTCCCCTGCCGCGATGGCCCAACTCATTGCCCAGGGCGGTGCAACTGCGGCAGGGACGGGAGCGGGTGGGGCTGCGCTGGCTGCGATGAAGGAGAAGCTGGGTCAGGAGCAGATGTTGGGCCAGCTCCAGTCGGCAGCCATCAATCCGACCCTGGGCTACCAGCAGAGCACGCAGGCGACCCAGCTCGGCGGCGCCCAGCTAGGAGCCCAGGAAGCCGGCGCGGGTCTGAACTTCCTCGGAAACACGCTGACGCCTCTGGTCAATCAGTCGCCCGCGGGGGGTCTGACTGGCGGGAGCGAGGGGAACAGCACCGTTGCGGGTGGAGACTTCAGCGGCTACGGTGGCGGCAGTGGAGCTCCCTTCGCCAGCCAGGGCATGGAGGTGGGCGGCAGGGCAGACGTTGCCGGGGACTCGCCCGAAAACGACAAGGTCAAGGCGATGCTTTCCCCCGGAGAGATCGTCCTTCCCCGCACGGTCGCCCAAGCCGAAGATGCCCCGGAGCGCGCTGCAGCCTTCGTGGAGGCGCTCAAGAAGAACGGGGGCAAGCCTGACAAGGCCGACTTTAACTCGATCCTGGCTGCCCACAAGCGACTAGGTGAGGCCCTCAAGCGCTGGAAGGGGGGCGAGGCGTGAGCTACAAGGTCTTGAAAGAGGAACCCGATCACTGGGTCGCCCAGGACGAGAAGGGGCAGTTCAAGGTCGCCAAGAAGGGCCTGTCCCCTCGCCTGCAGGAAAAGATCGCCAGCATGGCGAAGGGCGGAGAGGTACTCAAGGCCGCGGAGGGAACAGAAGTCTACGATCCGACAATGGATCCGATTCCTCCCTCTGCAGCCATGGCAGAGACGCCTGCCGCGGGCTACGATCCGAACGCTCCATGGGGTGGTAGACAGATCAGCCTTGCGGATATCGCAGGGGCCGGGCCTGCGGCAAGCGTGGTGCCGAGTCTAGGTAGTCCCGCCGTGGCCGCTGGTGTAGGGGCGGCGCGAGAGGGCGGGATGTATCCGGTCTCTCCGGTAGCCGCAGCTACAGACATTGCAACCGGGAAGACTCCACTTGTCGTCCCTGCGCTTCCTCCCCCGGGAGCAGGATCGGCGGGGCCAGCGGTTGCCCCTGCGGCGACACAGGCCGCAGCGCCTGCTCCGGCGCCCAAGTCTCCCGATACGTTTAGCGTGCCGAGGATTCCGGGCGGCGGAGGCGGCGGCGCGACGAAGGGTGCCAACGAGGCCGCGAACGAAGGTGCGCAGGCCATTCGGACAGCAGGTTCGGCTCAGGCGGCTTTCGATGCGCAGATGGCACAGGCCCAGCAGGCGGCCAATGACTACCAGAATCGGATCTTTGCCCGCGCCTCTGCGATGCGCGACTCATGGAACACGCGGATGGAGGCAGCTTACAACGGCGTCGCAAACGGCTCCATCGACCCGAACCAATACTGGCACAACAAGAACACAGGTCAACTAATTGGCACCTCCATCGCCATGGGACTCGGCGCGATGGGCTCCAGCATGACCGGCACGCCCAACTACGTGGCCGAGTCGGTCAACAACGCCATCGCTCGGGACATCGACGCGCAGAAAGCGAATCTGGGCCTGAAGCGAAGCCTCCTATCGGATGCGATCCAGGCCGGACATTCGATAGACGATGCCACCCAACTCGCCATGGCTCATGGGCAGGCGGTGGCGACCGGGATGCTCAAGAACGCAGCCTACAAGTATGGGAGCCCGGTCGATCAGGCCAACGCGAACGCAGAGGCTGAGAAGTATCTTATGAGCGCAAAATCGGCCACGTCCGAGATCGCACTCAGAAGTGCCCAGGCCGCAGAGGCGAACGCTCAGACCCGCATGCTGAACTGGCAGGCGGGGATGATTGGGCCTCGGTTCTCGATTCAGGACAAGATCGACAACGGCCAGGATCTCACCCGAGAAGAGGCCCTCTTCTCTGGCAGGCCGATTCGTCGGAATCCCGCCACCGGAGGCTACCGGGCATTTACGAGTCCCGAGGAGGCGAGCCAGTTCGATACGCTCGACCAAGGCATCAACGATGTCGTGTCGGAGCTCCAGAAGCTCCCGGAGCCCGGTCTCAAGAACCCTCTGGGCCAGGAAGCCATCCTCGGGAACGAGGCGCGCGACAGGGCTGCGGGCAAGTTGCTCGCCCTGGGCAAGAGCAGAGGTGGTCCGCTGAACGACCAGAAGATCGAGTTCTACAAGAACCAGATCGGCTCCATCAACACGCTGCGCCCTGAACTGCAGAAGGCCAAGACCCAGGAACTCATCCAGTCCCTTGCTAGAGAGCGGATGATCGCCCTCATGGCGCACACCGGAGGTCGTCCTCAGTGAGCGGGACCCCTCCACAGCTCATGATGGACGACGCTGGGAACCTAACCCCGGTTCCCGCGGATAGCGTCGGCGATATGCTGGGAGTCGGCTACAAGCCTGCCTCTCCGCAACAGGTCCAAGACTGGCAGAAGGAACAGAGCCTCAAGGCGCAGTACGGCACGACCGGGCAGGCCGCGGGAGCCTTCGCAGAGCACGCGGCGGGGGCCCTGACATTCGGTGCCTCTGACTGGCTCGAGCGAGCGGCTGGGCTGTCCACCCCCGAGGCCATGGCGCTCCGGGAGAAGTACAACCCCGTCGCCAGTGGACTCGGAACGGTCGCAGGCATCGCCGGGCCCGTTCTTGCCACCATGGGCGCGGCCGCCCCGGAGGAGGCGGCAGCACAGGGAGCCATCCGCGGCGCGGCCAAGCTCACCGGACCCGGCCTTGCCACCGCTCTAGGCAAAGGGGTCACCGGAGCGGCCGAAAAGCTGCTGCCGGAGGCCACATCCCTGGCGGGGCGTATCGGGGTCAAGGCTGCGACTAGCGCCGTAGGGGCTAGTGCCGAAGGCCTCCTCTACGGTCTAGGCCAGGACATCCACGAGGGAGCGATAGGGGATCACAAGCTCACCGTAGACTCCCTGATCGCCCACGGTGGCCTAGGAGCGGCGCTAGGAGGCACTCTCGGAGGTTTGGGCGGGGCGGCCGAGGAAGCGGTCCCAGCGGCCATCAGAGGCGCTTGGGGGGCCGTCCAGAAGGGCGCCCAGAAGGCGCAGGACCTTTACCCGGAGCTCGCAGAGCGGCTTGGGGTAGGCGACGCTGGCACCATCCGGGAAGCTCAGACCGCCCTGAACGAGGCATTCAAGAACCCCAAGGAGATCGCCTCGCTCCAGACGGACATGGGGCAGGCTGTCGCAGACTCGGCCAACAAGGTCGCGGAGGCCAGCAAGAAGCTGGAGCGGGTCGCTCGTCCCCAGGAGATCGAGGATTCCATCCGGGCCCAAAGCCCGTGGAACCTGTCGCCTCTCTCATCCCGGGAAGGGGTCCTGAACAAGTTCGATGAGGCCATCGCCCAGATCCGGTCGGACCCGGATTTGCGTGAGGTCGGATACGCAGCCAAGCTGCAGGAGATCCGTGATGGTTTCGAATCTCGCACTGATAACGGCGATGCTGTGCAGATTTTCAATGAACTGCGCCAGGCGCGAAAGCAAGTTGACTCCTACGCCTACGCCGGGAAGGGAGCCAAGTCCTTCGCCGACCTTCCGTTCAAGGAGCGGGAGACCATTCCGATTGTACGTAGTGTCCGGGACGCCATCAAGGAAGCCATCACCGACGAGAGCTCTTGGGGCCCGGTTGCCGTCCAGCAGGCCAAGCTTGACGGTCTGCAGTCTGCCTATATCGACTCGCTAAAGGGGCTCACGAAGGGGAACCTGGGGCCGCTCAAGTCCAACATCCTCACCAAGGTTTTCGAGGGCGGCACGGAGTCGATGGAGGTCAATCCCCGCGCCCTTCGGACGATGATCAACCAGATGGGCGATCCGGCCTCGACGCGGATCATGGATCGGCTGGGAGACTTCCACGAAGCGGCGAGGAACTACCTGCAGGGCATGCAGGACTCCTATGCCCACGTCCCGACGGCGGACTTCGATGTCCAGGGCCTAACGGATCTGGTGAACAAGTCAGCGGCGCTTGCGCAGAGAACCGCCAAACAGGCGCAGGCGACGCGGCTCGTGAACAGCCTCGGGGAAGGTTTCCCGAGGGGCGGGGCGAGTCCCCTCATCCCCAAGCTGGCGACCGCAGGAGGAACGGGAGAGGGGATCGGTCTCATGGCTGCCGCTCCCTTCGCTGGTCCTCTGGCTCCGGTGGCGGGTATCTACGGAGCGATCAAAACCGGACTCGGGATCATCCGGGATGTCAAGAACGTGCCGAAGATGATCGGTTCGCTTTCTCGTCTGAATCGCATGGTGAACGACGTGGGCGAGCACCTAAACATCGCTGCCAAGGGAGTGGCAACAGGGACCAAGTATGCCTCCCGGGCTAGCCTCGGAACGCTGGTCACGAACCTGACGGATTCGGGCCCCAAGACCGCAGCGGCAAGGGCTGCTGACTTCGGCTCGCACGTCGCCCAGATCAACCAGCTTGCGGATCCGAAGAATCTCCACGACCGGCTGACGCAGCAGACGAAGGATTGGGCAGACCACGCGCCGAACACCGCTCAAGGTCTCCAGATCACCACTGCGAAGGTCGCGAACTTCCTCCAGAGCAAGATGCCGGTGATCCAGAAGCGGGGCCCGCTCGGAGCGACAACCCAGCCGTCGCAGGCGGAGATCGCCAAGTACGAGCGGTACTATGAGGCGGCCACGGATCCGGTCTCGGTCTTGAAACACGCCACGGACGGAACGCTCTCGAAGGAACACGTCGAGGCGCTCCAGACCCTATACCCTACGCTCTACTCGCGGATGGTGACCAAGGTCATGGGCGCGGCCGCGGAGGCGAAAGAGGTCCCGTTCAGGCAGAAGATCCAGATCGCTCGGCTCATCGGAGGAGACGTAGATGGCCGAGAGGACCCGCAGCGAATCGCACTTACGCAGGCGGCCCTTGCTCCGCCTCCGGCGCCGCCGCAGCCCAAGAGCAAGGGAATGCAGAAGCTATCGGTTGCGAAGCGGGCCCAGACCGGAGCCCAGCGAATCTCGACCGGAGATGAGGAGAGCTAACGATGCCCTGGACTCGTGATCAGGTGAAGGCCCTGCACGCCAAGAACGAGCGGGGCGAGGTGTCCGACAAGGTGGTGAACAAGATGGATCGAGAGGTCAAGCAGCACGGATTCCGGAAGATGGCGGGAGGTGGCTCGACCGGACTTCTCATGCAGGCGATCCCGCTGGTCGCGAGCATGATGAACAAGGGCGGGTACGTGAACGAGGAGGAATCCGCTCTGGACCGCCTCCTGCGCAAGTACGGCCACGATGGCGATACGGGCATCTCGGAGGAGTTCTACTCCGGGGGAGCCATCGAGCCCGTCTACGAGCCGCTGGATGAGCAGGACTCGGCCGCTTTCGAGGAGGAGACCGAGGAAGAGCGACACCACAAGGAGCTCCTCCGGGCATTCGCCGGGGCGCTCGCCAAGCAGAGCGGGAGGCGGTAATGGCTGTCACCTACACGTATCTCGAGCCGGCGAACATTTCTCCCCGCTCCGTTGCGATCTACTACTCCACGCCCTCGACCGATCACTTCGGCTACGGGCTGAACGACGGAGTCTCACTCGTGAACTGCGGGGCCTGGACGGTCGAGGTCTGGGCCGATAACGGGCAGACGCTTTCCGGTGGTGGAACGGTCGTCACTTACCTCCAGAGCCCGATGGCCCTGCAGCTTGGGTTGGGGCTGAACGGGGGAACCGGCTGGTGCGGAGCTCCGGACTACAACATCACGATCCCGGCCTCCTACGCCAAACAGGGGTATCTGCCCCAGCTCAGCACCCCGGGACTCGGGATGCCGGTCGTGATCAAGAAGGCATACCGGATCGGGTTCGATCTCTCGAGCGTCGCTCTCTCTCAGGGCGGGTTGACGGTCATCGTCACCACCTACGCCTCCAGGCCGGGGCAGTGATGTGGTACTTCCGCCAGCATAGTGGGGGAGTCCTGAGCGAGGCCACGCCTGTATGCGTGGGCTACTCGGGGCACGGCCTAGGCCGAAACAATCCGGACATGCAAGCGGATCCGGACGTGGGCCCGCTTCCTCGAGGCCGGTACACCATCGGGCCGCCGCAGCCGACGCACGGGGGCTTTGCTCTGCCGCTGACGCCCGACCCGTCAAACGAGATGTTCGGGCGAAGCGCGTTCCTGATCCATGGAGACATGGCCGATCCCGCATTGGCAGGGACGGGTAGCCTCGGTTGCATCATCATTCCTCGGGTCTATCGTTGGGCGATCTGGGGCTCGGGGGATCGAGACCTGGAGGTCATCGAATGAAGCGGGCTACCCTCGTCGCATTCCTTGTCCTCTCGGCCTGTGGTGGATCTAGCCCGAAGGAAGTCACCGTGAAGCCTTCCACGGTCTCGCTTTCCACAGAAGGAACGCAGGCGTTCACGGCTACGCCATCGACGGTCACATGGTCAACGAGTTGCGGAAGCATCACCGCTGCCGGGGTCTATACTGCTCCCGCTAGCGCCGCGACGTGCATCGTCACCGCGACGGATACGGAGAATACCAGCATCAGCGGAACGGCCACCGTTACCGTCACTGCTCCAGTGACTCCGGTGGTCACGATTTCGCCGGTTGCTCCCACGATGGATGCCTGCACGACGCTGCAGTTCGCAACCACCTATAATATGTCCGGGACGGTCAGTTACTCTGTCGGGACCGGCGCAGGTAGCGTGACGGCGTCTGGGCTCTACACCGCGCCCTCTTCCGCCGGAACCTATCAGGTCGTAGCGACCGGCAGCGTCGGCGGAGCAGCCACGGCCACGGTCACCGTGGTGGATCACATTCTGTCCGTGGCTGTATCGCCTACGACCGCCAACCTGAACACAGGGGGCTTGCAGCAGTTCACGGCCACGGTAACGACAACCTGCGGGACGTTCGCGGCGACCGGGAGCGGATCGTGAACGGGCGAGTTCTCGTACAGGGACTTTCATTCGACAAGGAGACCCTTACGGAGATCGATCAGGAAGCGCGCCGCCAAAATCGCCCTAGGGCCTGGCTGCTAACGCATGCGTGGAGAATCGCAAAAGACACTATCCGTCGCTTCCCCGGAGAAGACATCGCAGCTCACAATGAACTGAGGGAGGAATCAGTATGTGGAAGTCGCTAGCCTCGGAACTCTGGACTCGCATCTTCCTGTCGTACAAGAGCACCATCGTCGGTCTCCTCTGCGCTGTGGGCGTCGTGCTGGTCGATTGGGCCACGAACGTCCTCAGCCAGTACCATTGGGCCTTGGCGCCCTCCCTGGCGGTCATCCTGGCTGCGGTGGGCGCGGCGCTCAAGTCCAAGGCACAGGCCGACCTGGGGAGTCTTCCCCCGCCCATCGCTCCGGTCACCCCCTCTCCCGGCTCAGGAAGCGTGCCCCCCAAGGCCTCCGCTGCCGTGCTCGGGCTGCTTTGCCTCATCCTGTCCATGCCGGGGCTGGTGCGCGCTGACGAGACCACCGTCTCCACGGATACCGGGGCGGGCTTTCTGACGGTCCAGCTCGACAAGGACTGGAGCCTGCACCTCAACGTCACGACGGTGGCGTACATGTACAGCCTCTCCACCCACGTCTTTGTCGGGGAGGCGAACGTGGGCGGCCTCTACATGCTCGACTACAAGGGCAAGTTCGCCTTCGGGGGTGGCCTCAGCTTCGCCACCGGGGGTCCGGCGAGTTCGTTCGTCGGGAACCTGGCCGCTGCGAGCCCGCGGCTCAACTTGACTCCGCAGGAGTCCTTGCGGCTGGCCCTGATCGGCCAGGGGGCCTCACGCGCAGGCAAGTGGCAGTGGGGCATCGGTATCGGACCGCTGTACGAGTTCTAGGAGGACAACATGCCATCGTGGCTCTCTGGAATCGCTCTGGACGTGATCAAGGCGATCGTCTCCAACGTAGTCGGCGCGGAAGAGGACAAGGCCAAGGCGTGGGTCAAGGGCATCGTCCTCGCCCTCAGTGCTCACGTCTCCACCCATGCCGATTGGGCCGGGGTCGCCCCGCAGGACGTTCACCAGTTCTTCACCTCCAATGCTCCCGTGGCTGCACCGACGAGTGAGGGCGGGTGACAGAGTTGAGGGCGCCCGCCACTAGGGTCCCCTCCGGGCCACCGCTGGCGGAGCGCTCCTCCCTCCGCCTTCCGTCAGCGGGGTCCGTTTCCGGCGAGAACTAGATGCTTCCTGATGTCCTACTCCAACCCGAGGTGGCCCGGCTGATGCCGGTATTCACGGTCCTCCTCGTGTTGGCCCTGGGAGTGATGGGAACACTCGTGTTCGCTGGCATACGGTTGCGGAGCTGGATCGGCCACTTCAAGGATTCGATCACGGACACTTTCAAGGCCGCGCTCTGGGACCATGAGATCGCGGAGAACAAACGGTTCGATGAGTTCGACTCGGGTATCTCCCGGTTGAACGTCCACATGGAAGACGTGAGGGAACGACTCGCCAGGATCGAGGGACAGATGGAAGAGAACCTGGAGCGGAGGCAGCGATGAACCCGGGTTGGATGAAGGCATCCTTTGCATGGAAGCGTGGCCCCCTGATTCCCGACGATGCCAATACCGTCGCCCATGTCTATTTCCGAAACGGCGCCCTGGTTGATAGCTATGGCAACTCTTGGACACAGAACGGTACTATGCCCCAGGTTTCGGCATCGGGAAAGATACCTCCCGGCTCCGGGCCATCGTCGGACACGAACAACTATTCCCTCGGGTCCGGAAATGATGTCTTGGACTTCACCGGCAATTTCTCAATATGCATGATCGTGGGGGCGAGTTCCTCGTACGCAGCCCAGCCCGTGACGTTCTGCAATGGCCTATACAATAGCAATGGATATTATATTGGATTCAATACCACCGGGCACCTGACAATGGGCGTGGGACCCGGGGGTATTATGACCGCCACCTCCAACGCCATAATCTCAGGCGTCCCGAACGTCGTCTGTGTGGGGATTAACTTCGGAACGAGCACTTGGGTGCAAAAGCTGAACCTCGGAACGGTGGTGACGGCCGGTTCGGCGTCACTCCTTCCGGCGACGGGTCGGATTGCTTATCTTGGACGATACAACACCGCCGGGCAACCATGGCTGGGAACCATTTACGAGGCGTGGTTTTCGACTACGCTTGCAAGCGACGCGGCGTTCACGACGCTAGCTACTCAGATCAAGGCCACACTGGGCATTAGTGCCTGGTGATGAACAGGCGGGAGTTCCTAGTGACGGGTCTCGCCGCGGTGGTGCAAGGTCAGTGCTCTGGAGGGTATTCCGTTACCCGTCCGCCCGAAAACTGGTACGTGGACAGCCGCAACGGATACGACTCCAACAGCGGCCTAGATCCATGGCAGCCGCTAAAAAGCATCGGGGCCCTGCTTAGTAGGGCGCCCGCTGCCGGAGCCTTCATCTGGCTGGCTCGGGGAAGCTACTGGCGGGAGGAGATCCCCAAGCTTTCGATGAACGTGACGATCTCGGCATTCGGTCCTAGCGTCTCTAACCCAGTCGATGATCTGGGCCGTTCTCTGCCATCCGATCGCCCGATGCTGGACTGTTCAAACATCGCGCCGAATTCCGCCTTCACGCAAACGCTCGGCTACACCTACGTCTATCAGATCACATGGGCGAGCGAGTTCGGCTCGAGCAAGACGGCGCAGCGCGTATGGGAGAACGGTGTTCGCCTCATAAGGGCCAAGAGCCTCGCGAATTGCGATGCAACCCCCGGCAGCTTCTATGCGACGAATCCCAGCGGAACGGGATCGGATATCGTATGGATTCACGCTGCCGATGGATCGAACCCGGCTATGAACGGATATGTGTATGAGTTGGCCGCCAGGAACTACGGGATCAACGCCAGGGATTCACATTACGTAACAGTGAATTCGCTGGCGACGCGCCGCAACGGGCACAACGATGGATCCCTGCTAAGTTCCTACATGGCAAACGATTGCTGGGCATACGATGGACAAACCCACAACTTTTGGGTTCAGGGCACCGCCATAAACTGCGGGGTTCAATATTGCGAATACCCCCTCGGATACGGCGCCACCACCATGTTCATCACCTTCACGGACGGAACAGTCGGGATTCCGCCGGGACATACGCCGGGCACGGTTCTCTATAAGGGGTGCCAGATCATCGGAGAGGATCGGGTGTTGACGGGCGGCTATTACGTTCACTGCACGGGTTCTGCACAGTTTGATCGAATCATCTACGACAACTGTTCAGCCCAGGACGTGAACTACGCGTTCGAGGGAGTGAGTGCAACCCATGTGATTTTGTATAACTGTTCATGCTCCGGATGCCAATATGCGGTCGGATGGGGAGGAGGGACTACTAAGACTGTCTACGAGATCGGATGCACCTGGATTCTGAACGTGATCGGCAGAGGCTGGAACGGACAGGACTACGGAGCCTTACTCCTGTACTGCTTCGGCTGTCGGTTTATCGTGGAGAATGCCACGGCGATCTGGGCCTATTACGCGCAGACATACCAGATCCAAAACTGCACGTTCTATGTGACGGCCGGCTCGGGCTATCCCATGATCTTGTTCCCTCCTAGTCCTGGAACTGCCCTCATGCTTTGGAGCAACAATCTCGTATGGATGGCCCCAGAAGTCATCCTTGATATCTATCCGGGATGGACGTATCAGGGGGACATTAACGATTGGTTCAGTACGAGCCACGCGCCGAGCATGACATACCAAGGCACCGTATGCACTAGCCTTGCGGCATGGCAGGCGGCGACAGGACAGGATCCCAACGCCATCACGACCGACCCCCAATTCATCGGGACACCCCTGACTGGAGACACCCGCATTGCTACTAGTTCTCAGGCGTATACGTTGAACATCGGGGCTGATGTGGCGTCAGTTCCTGCGGCTGCCGATGCGCTTTATCAGATGGCCCTATCTCTGGCTGTTTAGCGCCCCATCCTCTCCCTGACCACCGCTCGCAGCGCATCGGCCCACGCCTGAAGCTCCGGCGACTGATCCGGGGCGATGTGCAGGAGATTTCCGAGTTCGTATATGAGCGCCGTGTCCTCCACATGCTCCCGGTACATGACCTCGATGGTGATCGGTGTGCAGTCGTAGAACGTGCAGCCCTCTGCGTCCGAGCTGTAGTCCTGGCAGGGGAAGGGACCGGGACTCCAGACGATCCACCCTCCCTGCGGCAGGTCCGGCCTGGCCTCGCGCACGACCTCTATCGCTACGTCCACGCCATCGGGAGCGTCTCCGGTAGAGGTCCAGCCGTGAGCCTGGGGGACCGAGTTAGCGCAGGCGGTCAGGGCAAGGAGGAGAGCGCGCATCATCGCTCCTCCGGTGGCTCGCGCGAGGCACGGCGCAGTTCCGCCACAAAGTCCACAGGCTGAAAGTCAGGGCCAGGCCAGACCACGCGAGTGCGGCCCAGATCATCGCTTCCCCCTGACCGGAGACGCGAGCTTGAGCGCGGCGCGGAGACAGTCCGGGCAGATGTCCATCGCCTCGTAGTCCCAGTCTCCGGGATCCCCGTACTTCGTGTTCTCCAGCGTCACGACCATCCCCACGTCCCTGTCACACTCGGCACAGTGAACGTCCACCCAGCTACCGTTGCCGATGATGCTCTGCAACGTCTCTCGACTGGCGGTTTCTTTATCGAGGGCGTGCAGCTTCACTCCGATCGCTCGCTGGGCGGGCGTAGAATCGCCCTTGGCCGCGTACTGCCGATCCCAGCGCTCGGCTACGCTGCGGATCTCACTGCGAATGGTCTTGAGCTTCATCGCTTGTTCCCCCTGACCGGAGAGAGACGCCGCACCAAGGGCCGGAGTCGCGCGGCCAAGCAACCGGATGAAAGGTGAACCTTAAGCCGCTCCAGTTCCCTGTCACGCTCCATCACTATCCTCGCTACCGCCTTGAGGGCGCGGAGTTCGCGGAGCAGTTTCCGGCGGTCGCTGGGCGTGTCGTAGAGGCCCTCGGCCATAATTTCCTCGACATAGGCCGTGACCGTGGGCGCTATCTTGTCAGCCATGCTCCCCTCCAGGCGAAGGTGGGTAGAAACGCGCGGCGTCATCGTGCGCACGCTTGGAGTCCCATCCGAAGGACAGGGGACCGATGGCGAACTCGACCGTTAGTTCTTGATCGTACCAGCAGATGTCCAGCCCAAAGCAGAGGGCTTCCGGGTCCCACCAGATCGTCCAGCCTCGCCAAGACCAGCAGGACAACCTGCTGCGAATGAGGTCGCTCACGTCTCCCCTCCAGGCTCCCGGGTCCCGCTCGCTGGCGCCCGCCACTGACCGCATTGGCAGGTCCCGCACCCTCCGTCCTCGCCGTCGATTCCCGCGATGTGAACGTGGCCGCAGGCGCAGGGGCGCGCGTCTTTGTGCGTCGCTATGGCCACAGCATCGGGCCTGATCGACTTCACCCAGGCTGCGTCGCGGCGCATCTTCTCTGCCCACGTCGTCATTTCTCACTCCTTGTGGTTGTCGGGGGTCCCGCTCGCTGGCGGGGCGGGGACGGGTTCTAGGCGAGCAAGGGCGCGCTGCAACGCATCCCGGCGACGCTGAGCAGTCAGCACGCCACCGGGGTCTTTCCCCTTGACGCTCATCGCCTTATTCCACACGTCGTGGAGGAGGCCGCGCAGGATCGAGGCATCTCGCTCGTCCTCGGTCATCTCGTTCCAGTGCTCTCGAACGTGCTTCGTGTGCTTACGGCTCATCGGGCGTCTCCTTGGTCTCGGGGGCGGGCGCGGCGAGCGCGCAGGTTGCACCGCCGCAGCGCAGTGGAATCGGCGCGCCTCTGGGCACCCATGTCAGGTGACCGCAACCGGCCCGCTCGTTTCGACCGTCTGGATAGATGACCGGATCCTGGGCCTGAGCGAGCGGGGCGGCGAGGAGGGCCAGCGCAGACTCCCCGTCTCTCCGGCACGCTGCTGCGGCAGCGAGGGCGCCTTCGTCTCCGTACACCCCCTCAAACTTCACGGCGGCCAAGCCGAGCGCGCCGGCTGATTCCCGCAGCGCCCCCTCCAGCGCCTCTACGCGGCCCCGGAGGGCGTCGCGCTCACGCTCGGCGGCGGCATGCTTTTCGGCCAAGCGCCGCACCATGCCCACGGTCGTGCTGTCCGCGGTGCTCGTTATGGGAAGGCAGATGGAGAACACTTTGGCGAGCGCCTGTTCCGCCTCGTTGCCGGCAGCCTCGGCGATCTCCAGCCGCCGCGTGAGGTCCGCGACCTGGCTGCGCAAGTTGCCGATGCACTCATCGCTTCCGTGCGAGACCGGGGCGCCGCGCTTTAGGGCCCACTCGTCCACCGCCACCGGCTCCCCGCAATCCACACACTCGACCATGGTCGTGCTCACGACTGTCCCCTCCTTGCTGCCCGCAGGGCCGCGATGAGCCGAGGGACCGCGGTGCGAGCGGCGGCGATGAACGGGCCGTCCTTGTCTGCATTGGTGACGTTGGCGCCGCACCACGCCACCGGATCTCCGGGGTAGTCGTCCCGCTCCTGACGAACGGTGCAGTCCGTCCGGCCGTGCCCGAAGCTCACCCACGGCCCCGGCGTCGCCTCGTTCGCCAGCTTCTCCCACTCCGCGATCTCGGCCTCGCTCGGCGCCTCCGTCTCTCGCTCCGGTACGGGGGCGGGGCGCAGCATCTTCCCTGCGGCACGGAGCAGGTCGCGCACCTCGGGCGTGTCCTTCATCTGCGACTCGGAGATCACGTCCGGGAGGTCCGGCGCCGCGCTCTCCGGGCTCGCGGCCAAGAAGGTCCGGGCTTCGGCGAGACGCTTCTCCCAGGTCATCGGCGCTCCGGCGTCATGGGCCGAAATCAGACCGGCCAGCGCTTCACGGATCGCGTCGCTCATGGCTCCCTCCCGTCCGAAGCGTCGCGCCGGCCGCGGTCATAGCCGTCGTCATACGCGTCGCGTGCCGCGCGCTGTTCCTCGATGAGCGCCTCGCTGACGGCCTCATTGGTCTCTCGGCTGTTCCTGCGGAACCACCAGAACCGATCCGCCTCGAACTCGGCGCGGGTGGCCCGCAACTTCGCCAGGATCTCGGGGCGGGGCCCGTCACAGGCCGAGCAGATGAACGGGTTGCCGTGGACTCCCTCCGTCTCCTCGCCGCTCACGTTCGTGAAGACCCAGCGCGCCACGTCGCCAACCGCGAATCGGTGGCCGCACCAGGAGCAGCGGAAGAGGGGGTGTGTGGTCGCGCCCTTGGCTGCCCTCCGGCCGCACCACGACGCGGTGATGTGCTCGGCCGTCACCGTGAACGGCTTCTGATCGGAGAAGCTCATGGCTGTGGCTCCCTCCGGTGCTCGGGGTGCTGGCGCAGGATCTTGAGCCTCTCTCGGAACTCTCTCGCCGCTGCTGGCTCACGGTGCAGGGCGCGATGACAGGTTCCGCAGAGCCAGGCCACGTTCTCTATGCTCTGCTGCTGGCGACGGCGACCGGAGCCGCCTAGCGTGTGGTGCATGTGACCCACAACTTGAGGCGTCCACTCTCCGCACCGCTCGCAACAGAGCAATCCCTTCACCCACGCGAGGCCGATTACCTGCTTATGCAGTGCTTCCGTCTGCTCCCGGTACTCCTCCCTCGTCGGCTTCATCCGTCCCACCTCGATGCGCTTCTGAGTCCGCTTGGGCTTGCGTAGGAGACGCTCGGCGGCCTCCGTGACCCGGACCGGGGCCAGCTCGGAGGCCACCTCACGGACCCACTCGGCCAGGATTCGAGAGTCGCGGTTCATGGCCTAGAAGGGGATGTCGCTCGGGGGAAAGAGCACGTCCTCGACCTTCTTCGCCTGCTCCGCGGTCCACGAGTGGGAGGGCGGGTAGCCCTCTGCGTTCGGGTCGCCCAGCACGGCGTAGGCCGCTCCATCCCACTTTGCCTTGGCCTTCTCCTTGTAAGCCGCAAAGCAGCGCTTCCAGAGAGCGGCGACGTACGGCGGAGGGGGCTTAACGTCCGGCCTGTCTCCGGGGACGGGGGCCGCGGCTGGGGCCACGCGACGCGCAACCTGGGCGGTGTTGCCCTGAGCTGCGTTGCCATCGTCGTCCTCGTCCTCCGAGGCCACGCCCACGAGGCAGGCCAGGGAGTAGCGGCGGGCGTAGGTGATGGCCGACCCGACCTTCTGCGGGCTGGTATCGTCGGGCTTCATCGCGAGGGAAGACTCGATCCACTCGCCGGAAGCGTGAAGGAGGCGGGTGTCTACGACCAAGGCCCCGTCGCTCACAGAGGCAGCTTGGACGAGAGCGATGGAGTGCTTGGCGAGGGCCGGCTTGACCACGTCCAGCATGGAGGCGAGGTCGGCGTAGTCGAAGGAGTAGCTGCCCCCGGTCTTGGTCTGGACCTTGGCGGTCTTGTCCTTGACGATCTTGCCCATCTCGGCCTGCGCGGAGGCCAAGGCGGCGGCGATGGTCTTGACGCTTTCGCTGGTGTTCACGGCTTCCCCTTTGCCAGTGCGGTGTCGAGCGGCTCAGCCCTCACGTAACACTCCTCGTATTCCTCGCCCCAGACGGTTCCGGGAGGCACTTCTCCCGTCGCCCGGCAGTGCTCTTGGAGCGCCTTCATCTCGGGTTTGATCTCCTGCCTCCAGAGCCCCAGCTCCACCGGCTGCGTCGCGAGCCACTCGGCCAGCGCCTTGGGGTCCGAGACGGTCAGCCGGCCGCCCAGGCGACGCCACGACACGGAGCCGTGAAGGAAGGTAGCGGTCTTCGTCTTCCCGCGGAGGAGCTGGTCTCGAGCGGCCTGCGCGCCCATCTTGATGCGGCTCTCGAAGAAGTGGACGCCCCGCATCGCCCGCTCCTTCAACTCGTCCCTGCGCTGCTGGGCCCGCTTGACCCACGCCTCGTACTGCTCATCGATGGCGTTGGCCTCGGCCTGGCACTGCGCGAGCCGTTCGAATCCCCAATCGAAGTCGAGGCGGGTCACCGGGAGCCACGGCGTCTTGACCTCCGGGCGCTCCTCGTCTTGGTACTCGGGCTCTGGCTGCGTCTCGATGGCGTCCATGGTTCCTCCCAGCCGGGGCCGCGCGCAGTAGCGAATGATCGGACTCATCCGCGTTTCGGTTCGAGCGACGGTCGGCGATTGCAACGCACCAGGGACTTGCCGTCTTCCGTTCCGTAGACCATGTCACAGGTTTCGCCTGAAGAAGTGCCGACCTTCGGAGCACCCGGGTCGGCGGCGGGTCCAAAAATAGCGTCGCCAGGTGGCATCGCGGCGCCATCTGCTCCAATGTGCTTAATTCGTCGCTTAGACTTGCTCATCGCCCCATCCCCGCAATGTCTCGTCCGTGTCCTTGCCCCCAGATCAGCCAGCCACCTGCGTTCCCGGCGATGGCGCACGCTACGAGAGCGGCTAGGTTTGCGTGCGCCGGCATGACGGACATGAAGGCGAAGCCCCACACGAGGCCGTTGACGTAGCGCAGCCACTTCATCGCCCCACCCCCGCAATGTCCAGCAGCGTTCGCATCAGCGCCGCGTGCCGGTCCTCGTCCCCGTAGATCCCCTCGTTCATGGCGAGGTCGTCGATGGACTGGCAATCGGCGCACTCCATCCCGGCCTCGGGGACAGGCGTGTCGCAGAAGGGGCATCGGTATACCGGCGGCGGGTCCTCGCGGTACTTGTCGCGGCGGTCGCACTCGGCGTCCCATTGCGCGTCGGTCAGGCGGGTGGTCATGGCGTCTCCCTGGCCTGCTCGCAGAGGTAAGCCCGGGCATCGGACAGACGAGAGAAGGCATCGCCCTCCGTGGTGCGCTCTACGTGACGAACGACGTAATGGTTGCGACCCTCGAGAGTGGTCCAGAAGAGGATCCAGTCGCCGCGCCGATCCTTGGCGGCCGGGTTATCCCGGAGAATGCTGGCCGGCGTCCACTTGGTCGCGCTCATGGCGTCTCCAGAACGGCAGCGAGGTGCTTCCTCGCGGCCTCGATGTTCCGACGGGCCTGCTTCGCTCTCTGCTCCTTGACGAGCCGCTCCACGTCCAGCGGAGCCTCCGGGTACGCGGCGGCGTGCTGGCTGAGAAGGGCGAGAAGGAGTTCGGACTTGGTCAGCATCGGTGCCTCCGTTCGTTGCCTACGGTCCACACTCTACCGCCGCCGACAGAGAAGTCAAGCGTGACTTGCCACGAATCGACAGTGACCCATCTGGGACGCTGGGGCATCTGGACATGGGCGGGCGAGAGGTCCACCATGGCTTGCCATGAAGCAAGGGATCTCCGTCGAGGTAGGTGCGCAGATCAAGGCACAGAGAACTCGTCTCAAGTGGTCGCAGGCTTACCTCGGGTCCCTGTCGGGGCTGACTAAGCAGGCGATCCAGCAAATCGAGGCAGGGACGGTGAGTTCTCCCCTGACCACCCTGGAGCGCATCACGGACGCGCTGGGAACGAGTCTCGCCCAGGTCCTACCTCCGAAGCCCCGCAACCGCCGCGCAGCCTAGGGAGGCAGCCATGCTCCTCTTTGCGAAGCTGGCCCTGGCCTATGTCTCCATCGCTCTAGTTGTCTACCTCGCCGCAGAGCACGCGTTCTCAGCCGAGAGCAGGGCGCAGCGGAAGGCGCAGCACGGAGCACGGGCGTATTTCCGCGGGGAGAACTAGCCCGTGATCGCCGCTCTCTTCGTGGAGAAGGGCGGAGCGTACTACGGGATTCCGGACGTGGACCCGTGGGACGAGGAGCGGGACGCGCGGCTATACCCGGGCCCGTGGCCGGTGGTGGCGCATCCGCCGTGCGCGCGCTGGTGCAAGCTCGCCGGCTTGGTCGAATCACGGTACGGCATCAAGCGCCACGAGGACGGGGGCTGTTTCGCATCGGCCCTGGCCTCAGTCCGGCGCTGGGGTGGCGTGCTTGAGCATCCGGCCTTTACGGACGCGTGGTGGACCTTCTCGCTTCCCCGGCCGCCCACTTCCGGCGGTTGGGTACGGGGCATCGACGGCGGATGGGCTTGCCATGTCGAGCAGGGAGCATTCGGACACCGAGCCCCTAAGCCGACCTGGTTGTACGCATTCGCCATTGAACCTCCGTCCCTGCCTTGGGGACCGAGTGGCGCGACGGCCCGGCTCAATTCTTGGTACACGCCAACCAACGAGACCGAGCGCCGCACCAAGG